CTACTTTGACAAGTACGCCCCCAAGCCTACTCACCCTGAAAGGCTGACCACCGGATTCTATCGCGTGCGTAAGACCTGGGCGGACAAGAAGTCCCAGCTGGGGGCTTACCGCATCCTTTCCAACGCAAAGGGCAAGGTGGACAAGAACCCCGGCTACTTTGTGTTCACGGAGGACGGCACCGCCATCTACCCCGTGGAAAGCAAGAAGAAGGAAAGCTACACCATCCACACCGTTGTCCCCGGAGACACCCTCTGGAAGATCTCTGAGCGGTATCTGGGTAAGGGCATCCGGTACACGGAGATCCGTGAGCTGAACGGCCTGACCTCCAACATCATCTACCGTGGTATGAAATTGAAGATCCCCAACTAAGCAAGAAGCCTATCGAGAATTTTCTCTCGGTAGGCTTCTTTTTTTATGCTCTTTTTTCCAAAACGGCTCCTTTATCCGCAGTGCTGAGTGAGGATACCGGCCTCAGACTGGAGGACCCACTATGACAAACTATGAAAAAGAGCAGATCAAGGCCCTGCGTCTGCAGGGGCATGGCTATGTAAAAATCGGGCAGATGCTCGGACTTTCCAATAACACCGTCCGTTCCTTCTGCCGACGCAACGGACTGGACGGAGATACCCCGAAGAACACCGTCTTTTGTCAGCACTGCGGAAAGCGCATCAAGGTTGTTCCCAAGCGGAAACCCAGAAAGTTCTGCTCGGATGCCTGCCGTACCGCCTGGTGGAACAGCCACCTGGACTGCGTTAACCGAAAGGCTGTTTATGACTTCACCTGCGCCTGCTGCGGGGAAGCCTTTACCGCCTATGGGAATCGAAACCGCAAGTATTGTTCCCACCGCTGCTACATTGCAGGGCGTTTTGGAAAGGGGTGTGCCACAAGTGAATGATGCCTATCGTGCCAAGCTGGAGCGGTATCTTGCCTCCATGCTCCAGGCAAAACGGATGCTTGAAATGGGGATTCTAACCTCGGAAGATTACGCTCATATTGATACAATTATTGCCAAAAAACACGACATTTCTTCGTGTAGTTTATATCGCGGGATCGACTTGATATACGATGGCTTCAGAGGTAATATGTCACACTACAAGGAGGTGACGAAATGCCCAGAACAATAACCATCGTACAAAGACCACCAAAACTAACCCAGAAAAAGCGTGTTGCAGCCTATGCCCGTGTGTCCAGCGGCAAGGATGCCATGCTCCACTCGCTGTCCGCACAGGTCAGCTACTACAGCAGTCTGATTCAGAGCCACGAGGATTGGCTCTACGTCGGTGTCTATGCCGACGAGGCCAAGACTGGCACAAAGGATTCCAGAGAGGACTTCCAGCGGCTGGTTGCTGACTGTCATGCTGGTAAAATCGATATGGTGATCACCAAGTCCATCTCCCGCTTTGCGAGAAACACGGTTACACTTCTGAAAACCGTCCGTGAACTCAAAGCGCTGGGGGTGGACGTTTATTTTGAGGAGCAGAACATCCACACCATGAGCGGTGACGGCGAGCTGATGATGACCATCTTGGCATCCTACGCCCAGGAGGAAAGCCGATCTGCCAGTGAGAACCAGAAATGGCGCATCCGGGCAAACTTCAAAGAGGGGTTGCCCTGGAACGGCACGGTGTTGGGGTATCGCATCGTGGACGGTGTCTATACACCGCTGGAGGATGAAGCTGAGCTTGTTCAGCTGATTTACTCCCTCTACATCAACGGCTGGGGTACTTACAAAATCGCCAAGCATCTCAACAAAGAGGGGTATCGAACACGACGCGGTAACGAGTGGTCCCAGCATTCCCTTCAGCGACTGCTGACCAATTATTCTTACACGGGCAATTTGATGCTGCAAACTACCTTTATCGAAGACCACATCACCAAGAAAGGGTGCATCAACCAGGGTCAGTTGCCTATGTACCATGCAGAGAACAGCCACGAGCCAATCATCCCCATGGCCGAGTTCCAAGAGGCACTGCAAGTCCGCAAAGAACGCGCCGAGATTTACCGCCATGAGGCTGACTACACTATCGTTTATCCCTTCCGGGGCAAGCTGCTGTGTATGGACTGTGGGAAGCATTATCGCCGCAAAAAAGTGCGCAGAGGCCCCGTCTGGATCTGCGCCACTTACAACAGCAAGGGGAAAGCATTCTGCCCAACCTCAAAGGCAATCCCGGAGGAAACACTCATGGCAGTCACCGCCAGGGTACTTGGTACCGACAGCTTCGATGGTGACCTGTTTCGGGAGCGCGTTGAGCGGATCGAGGTTGGGACGGAAAACCGACTGACTTACGTCTTAACGGACGGTACCACGGTGGCTACCATTTGGCAGGATCGCTCCAGACGGGAAAGCTGGACGGCGGATAAGCGAGAGGCTGCAAGACAGGCCTCCATGAAGTATGAAATACCGGAAAGGGATTCCTATGGAAAATTCAAGAAAAGTAATTGCATACTGCCGTGTGGCAACGGTAGCACAGCTGATGCAGAATAAGGGAGGCAATCACAATGGCACAAGTTACAAGAAATGTTCGGGTCATCCCGGCTACGATTCATCCGCTCAGCCAGTTACCCATCGCCATGCAGCGCAGGCGTCGGGTGGCGGGTTACGCACGAGTCTCCACGGACAGCGATGAGCAGTTCACCAGCTACGAAGCCCAGGTAGACTACTACACCCGCTTCATTCAGTCCAAGCCTGAATGGGAGTTCGTGAAGGTCTACACTGACGAGGGCATCTCCGGTACTAACACCAAGCGGCGCGAGGGCTTTAAGGAAATGATTTCCGATGCACTGGCAGGCAAGATCGACCTGATCGTCACCAAGTCCGTCAGCCGATTTGCCCGAAATACCGTTGACAGTCTGGTGACCATCCGCAAGCTGAAGGAAAACGGTGTGGAGTGCTTTTTTGAGAAGGAGGGAATTTACACCTTCGACGGTAAGGGTGAATTGCTCATTACCATCATGTCCAGCCTCGCCCAGGAGGAGAGCCGCAGCATTTCCGAGAACATCACCTGGGGTCAGCGAAAGCGATTCTCGGACGGTAAGGTAAGTATGCCCTACAAGCATTTCCTGGGCTACTGCAAAGGAGAGGACGGTCAACCCGCAATCGTGGAAGAGGAAGCTGCCGTTGTCCGGCTGATTTACCGCCTGTTCCTGGAGGGCAAGACCCAGGCTGGCATTTGCAAGTATCTGGAGGGTCTTGGGATTCCGTCGCCTTCCGGGAAATCGAAATGGAGCAAGACCACGGTCACCAGCATCCTTACCAACGAGAAGTACAAGGGCGATGCGCTCCTTCAGAAGTCTTTCACAGTGGACTTTCTGGAGAAGAAGATGAAGCCCAATGAGGGTGAAGTGCCTCAGTATTATGTGGAGCGCAGCCACCCCCACATCATCGAGCCAGACGAGTGGGATCATGTGCAGGCGGAGTTTGCAAGACGAAAGGCTCTTGGTAACACCTACAGCGGAAAAAGCACCCTGTCCGCCAAACTGGTCTGCGAGGACTGCGGCAGCTTCTACGGCTCCAAGGTCTGGCACTCCACAGATAAGTATCGCCGAACTATCTGGCGGTGTAATAACAAGTTCAGCAACGAGACCCATTGCTGCACCCCCACGCTGGACACCGAGACCGTTCAAGCACAGTTCATCACGGCCTACAACCGGCTCATGCGAGATCGCAGACTGCTTGTGGAAGACTGTGAGCTGATGCGAACCAGCTTGACCGACTTTGCCCTCCTGGACGCGCAAATCGAGAAAGCCGAAGAGGAGGCTAATGTGGTGGCAGAGTTGGTTAACGGACTGGTGCGTGAGAACGCCAGCACCGCCCAGTCGCAAGATGCCTACCTCAGAAAGTATGAGGCTCTGACCCAGCGATATGAGGCGGCAAAGGCAGAATTGGAACGGCTGCAAAAAGAACGTACCCTGCGGGGCCAGCAGGATAAAGCCATGGCACTGTTTATCCGTACCCTCAAGAAGCAACCGGAGGTACTGGATGCCTGGGACGATACCGTCTGGACGGTGATGGTAGAAAAAGCCATCGTTCACAGAGACGGCACCATCACCTTTGTGTTTTACAACGGCACAGAGATTGCGGTGGAGCGTCAAGCAGCATAACTAAACTAAAAGGAAAAGAGCGGAGGCGAGGATCATGTTTCCTCGTCTCCGCTCTATTTTACTGTTTATGCTTCATCCTTTTTTCTGCGATTCCAAAACACCAGGAAGAACAGTGCAATCAAGGACAGAACCAGAATACCAGCCCACAAGAAGATGTTGCTGTCGTCGCCGGTTTCGGGAATCCACTGGCTTGCACCGCAGCGGATACACTTGCCGTCCTCGTACTTGTGGCCAAGCTTGCTGCCCTTATCTGTACGGGTATCGGTTTCACCGCAGCCGTGGTCACACTTGGCGGTTTCGGTACCGTCCTTCTTACAGGTGGCATCATTATTGGATTCGTACTTGGTGAAGCTGTGTCCGGTGGGGTCGGTGTAGTCAGCCACATAGCTGTCACCGCAGGCGCAGGTATAGGTGGTATAGCCCTTTTCGGTGCAGGTGGGGGCGGTCACGACCTTTTCATAGCTGTGCTCATGGGGCAGCTCTCCCTCATAGGTCACAATAAAGTCAGAGAAGTGTCCCACATCCCAATGGAGCCTGCCGCCAGAGAACCAGGAGGTCAGCTTTTCCAGAGTACCGTTATCCGCAACGTGCCACACAACGTAGCCGCTTTCGCTGTAACCTGCCGGGATGGTAAAGGGTACACTCAGCGTTGCCACACCGCCCTCGAAGTCAGAGATGCGTTTATTGGAAGCTACGCACAGCAAATAAGCTTCATAGCCGCCATAGACATTCCAATCCGCGATAGCTGCATCCTGGGCATCATTCAACCGGGTTTCACCCACATTTTCCAGAACCAGCATGACCTCGTTGCACTCGGCCTGCTCGACGATGGCTCTCATGGTCTTATCATCCAGCTTTACGGAGCCGGAGGGGAAGTCAATCTGCAAGGCTTCGGTGTCGTTGTTGGCTTCCTCAGTCGCTTCCACGATATGCTCCACGGTGGTCACGGGCAGGACGACCTTGGTCACATCCTCGTCCAGTCCGGTCAGGTCGATCTCAACCACTCCGGTGTCCACATGGTCACCAACAACATGGTCGATTTCCTCAAAGTCCAGTTCTTCCAGCTTGACGGTATCTTCATCAACAATGGTCACA